GCTAGCATGAGGAGAATTAACAATAATCATGCACAGCGTTCTGTTTCGCGCCGCAATGCGCGAAACCCCCCCGCCTCTCGAGAGGCCCAGGCGCCGGCGCGCACTGAACAAGTGCAAACCGGCGCCACCACGCGCAACAGGGGCAATGTTGCGCATGTCGCTGGCGTCGTTTACAAAAACGCCATGGTGACGCCCCCGGCGGACGGCGAGGACAACGCCGCGTGGCGCGGTGCCGTCCAGGCGCTGAGTTTCGCCGAGCGCAGCGTGTCCGCCGTCCTGCTTTCTGGTGGGCGTGGGAATTTGCAGCAGGTGAGCGTTGATCCAACTGACGCCGGCGGGAAGCTCTTGATGCGTCTTATCGGCGGGTGGTTGATGCGTGAGGTAGACGCACAGAGCTCTCGGGTCACCGCGCCGACTTCCCCCGAAACCGCCGCTGATGCGGCAGCCGCCGCACCCGGTGCGACCGAGTCTGCCCCAGTCGATGAACCCGCGGTCCCACCACCCCGTACGCTCCGCAAGTCTAGCCGGCCCGGCTTTATTCCCTGGTATGACGATGATAGTGATGATGACGGTCCGCCCGTCGCCGTCGCCCCGCCTGCCAAGCCAAAACCCGAGACTGAGGCGCCCAAACCGGGTCCCGCCGCGGTCGCGCGAGAGCGCCGGCGTGAGCGGCGGGCTGGCGAGCGTGCTATGGTCGTAGCGGAGCGTCCTTTAGCGGCTGGGTCTGCGCCCACTTTCCTCTCCATCGCCTCGAATGTGCCCCCAGAGCGCGAGCCCGTCCGCCCAGGGCCCTTTTTGGGCGGCTTCCGCGTTGAGAAACTCACCCATGCGCAGATTAACGAGTTTGTTGATGTTTACGGTGTGACGGAGGATGCGCACCCAGATCTCGAAGACGAAGCGTCGAAATACCCGCGTCTTGTCGAGGAAGCTAGACGAGGGTTGTATCGCGAGTACGAGCAGGATGGGCGTTGGCGTGAGGGCGTGGCGGCCACACGCCTCATCAATGACGAATTCCTTTCAGCTTATTCGGACAATCTCACACAAACCGGCCGCACCTACTTGACGGACTTGCGTACTAACGTCAATGAGCGCGAGTTGTACAAGTTCCTGGGCAACGTGTTCATTGCATCAGCCAGCGCAGAAGACTTTATTGTGGGAGGCGGCAATGCAGACGCGTGGCGGGCCAAGCGCGCGTTCCCGAAATGCCATAAACCCACGTTCGTCAACAACCCGAAACTGCTCTACTCGACGTACTCCGACATCAAGATCGACCAGCACGCGCGGCCCGGGTGTGGCTGCGTGCAGCGTGAACATTTGTGCTCCCATATGCGACCGGTCGGCGGACGGCGCGCCTTCTTCTGCGATTCGTACGCCTCTATGCGGGTGCGCCCGCGCGATGACGAGGCGTTCGTTGTTTTGCAGATCGACTGGCGCAAGCGGCCCTGGCCTCATTTGTTCAACTATGAGTTCAGCGACACCACCGTCACCGTCACCAATACCGTTCACGTCACCCCGTTTGCTGCTGTTTATTATCTTGACCGTTTTCTCGACGGCGGCCTTTCATACTTCCCGCGTGAACATGACAGGAATGCGTTCACCATACATTACCTGGGCTGTGGGCCGATGTATGTGGAAGACGCCGGGGTCATGTCTTTCGGTGGCACTGTCAGGACAGATGGGTCGCAGGTGTCGCATGTCTCGAGTGACCTGGACGATCTTCGAGCGGGGCCCCTGGTCTGGCAGAAATCCGTCGCCGTCGAGCAGCACACTGTTAAGCGCGAGATCTACGACGGCGGTGAGTCGGAGGTCGTTGATGTTCTCGCTAGCCGCGTATTGATCGGTGGTCGTCTGATCCCGGGCTGGACAATTTATGGGCTGTCGCTGGACGGGCGACGAACGTACCTCCAGACCTCGCATGGTTTAGACCCGGGGTCGGCTGGTGCCCTGGCGAAAGAGATGGGGTGGGAGGTGCGTTACGTGGCCAAGCGCTCTCGCAACGAATACCGGGTGCGTTACATCAACGCGCAGAAGTACGGCACCCTCGCTTCGAAACACCGACTTTTTGGGGGCGGGCGAGTTAGCCTGCCGATAGTCGGTGCACCACACCGCCTTGACGACACCGCGCTCGCACCCGAGTATAAGCAACCAGCGCATGAGTTGCTCGCGCGTTCGGCTGCGACTAGCAAAGGTGCTCCACGTGACTTAGTGGAGGCAGGGGTTGCGGCCGCCCGTTCGTTCGGCGTCTCTATGCGTGAGGTGGACTACGCCGCCGCCGTGGACGTTTTAGACGACACGTGGTCGCTGGCTAATGCGGCAAGTGTGCGTCTTCAGATCGTGCGGTGCTCGTCCGTTTTGAGTCTTATGGGCCTGGACTCGCGGTGGGCTATGGTGCTTCTGGATAGTTACTGCGACCGGCTCCGGCTGCGACTCGGGATGGCGAGTGCTGTATCGCAACCACCGTTCAAGCCGTGCGTCGGTTATCCCCAGACTGTTGTCGCTTGGACTTTATTTCGTGGCCAGGAGTGGTCCACTCGCGAGTTGGAGCACCTTAAGACGGGCGAGTATGGGTCGGCGGAGTACGACTCGGTGCCGGAAGGGGTTTGGTTCACCGCCAGGCCACTTTCCTCGCATGAGCGTGAGAAGTCACACTACGCGGGGGTTTATGATCCTGCTTCCGTGGATTACGGAGGTTGCTACGCAGTGAAACTCCGCGATCTGGCCGACAACGTTGTTGTATTTTGCTGCAATTCGGATCCCGAGAATGCTTTCGACCGTTGGCGCACCACGCACCGAGTCGTGCTCAATGACCGCGGCCAGCTTGACCCGAGCCGGGTCAAGCTGGGCGGTGGCCATTCATTTCGCCTCAAGCCATCACCCATGGCTGCGTGGTCGCAATTTGAGTGGGCCGTTTGGGCTGGTTCGCTGGGCGTTGTCTGCCTTAGTGTTTTTATGGCAGTGTGTGTGTTTTGGGTCGTTCGCGGAATTCTGCGTCATGGTTTTGGTGGCCTATTGGTGGTTGTGTCTCTGGGTGTCGGTGGCTTGGCCGCTGCTATCGCATGCGTTCTGTGTGCGCCTGGGGTGGCTTCGATCGTGTGTGGCGCGACTTCGCTGTGGGCTGCGCTCCACGTTCCGTTCTGCGTGTGGACAGTGGCTCAGGTCTTCAGTGGCTATCGAGCAGTGCGAAGTGATGCCGCATGGGAGGCGACCCGCGGGCTCGGCCCCAGCGATTTGTCTTGGGCCACCGTCGACGCTTTCCGTCGATATAAAGCACAACGTCGTGCTCGTGCGGCCGCTGGCGGCGATGCAGACGTGTCTACCGACGAGGCCGGTGGCTGTTGCTCTGGGGCCTGTGGCTGCGGGGTGCTGGCCCCTCAAGAATTGTGCGGAGAATGCCCTGAACGCTTTGGTCAACCGTCATGCCGTCGAACAACCGACATGTCGCAAGCTCAAGGTTCCGAATCGGCTTGTAAATTTCGTTGCCGGGATGTACGCGGAGATGGCTCTGTACATCCCCAGGTGGCCAAAGAAATGGGCCGCCGCAAAACAAAGAGTCATAAGCGAGTCGGTGCGTTTGCAGCAGCCTATTCCAGCCTGCGTAAAGCCATTCGTAAAGCGCGAGGTGAACCACAAAATGCCGACGAAAGCGAGACTTATTCAAGGGTACCTAACCCCCGCCACCCAGGCGCGGTTTGGGCCCGAGTTGTACGCTTTTCAAAAGGCCTTGGGATTCCTCGTCGACTTCGAACTGTTCCCAGGAATTTTCGTAACAGTTGGTTCGGGGCGTACTGCGGAATTCTTGGCGGCATGGCCCGGCAATTGCCCGTTCGATTGTGCAGTGTTGTACGAGCGCGATGGGAAGAATTGGGACGCGACGATGAGTCGGGAGCATCATCAGGCGAAGACGACGATCATGCGGGCGTGCGACCCCGCCATGGCCGACTTTATCGATTCGTGTTTTCGCGTGAAAGCGACGTTTCGCGATTCCAAGACACGCGAGGTGGCGTTCCGGTACACCCTCAACGGGACCGTCAAGTCCGGTCACAACGACACGACGTCGGGCAACACTCTTGTGAATTTGATCGTCGTGGCGAATGCGATGAGCGACCTGGGTTTCCGCGGTCGCTGTATCGCTACTGGCGACGACTTGTTGGTGCAGCTCGACCCAAGCTCCATTGGGGCCGCCGGCTCGGCGGCGGATGCGTGCGCATCGCTGCTCAGGCGGGAAGGCACTTATGGCATAAAACCCGAGGCGCGCTGGTTCAACGATTTGGAAGACGCGACGTTTGTGAGCGGCCGTTGGGTGAGGGACGGTGTGCGTCACCGCTTCCTCCCGCTGATGGGGCGTCTAGCAGCCCGGTTGTGGTGGACTGTGAAACCCCCGAGCGAGAAGAAACTGGGCGCGTATCGCTATGGAGTGGCGTCGGCGATACGCTCAGTGACGGGGGGCGCCCTCGTCGCATCGGGTCTTACGAGGTGGGTGCCGTGGTCGCGACACGCCCTACGGGGCAGCCAGAAAGTGGAGACGAGTTGGGCGTTCATGGGGTCACAGAGCCTCAACAGGGACCGTGTGAACCAGGCCTTGGTGCGGATATATGGGCTGCCGCTAAGTGTCTTGGAAGAGCTGGACCGGACACTTTACGAAGCTGGTCGCGAGTCGGTGCCGCAACGCCTCTCGAGTTTAGCACTGGATTGGATTATCCAACACGACACGGCGGACATTGGAGCAAGGCCTTGTGCAGCCGCGGCGAACCGCACATGTTGATGCCGGAGAGTGAGGTTTTCATGTGCGGCAAGTTCCGCGCGCGTAATCACGGTGCGCGTGTTGGTGCGCGCACGAATCAGTGCGGTCTCCTGGCCTTGGCGTACGCTGCCGGGCTCGACGTTCAGCGCCTAGTTCAGCAGGCTGACGCCACATTCCGCCGTGCTTGCGACGGCAGTGGCGACATCGGGTTCACCAGCGACCAGGTCGAGCGGCTGGCGCTCGCGCATGGTGTGCGGGTCGCACACGGGGACGTCAACGCGGCGTGGTATGACCAACACCTGGCGCCGAGCGCCGTGGTCTTACAACCTTTTGGTGTGCACTACCCGGCTGAGATAACTGTGTTTTCACCCATCCCGGACGTGGCATGGCGCAACACCGTTTTCCTCGGGTTTGTCCCTCCGGTTGCTAGGGGAGCGGTGGGGCATTGGATCTCCCTTGAACCGCTCGACAGCCTGTATGTTTGCAAGAATCCTTGCGGGGTCTCGCGAGACGTTTTTGGGGCTGGGCCTGCGGGCCCTGAAACCAATAATTGTTCTTGTTGTAGAATGTCGAAGAGTTCATATGCTACGGATATTAATCTCGCGCTGGAGAAGCGCGGGTTCTCTGAAACCTCGGCGGCGTGGGCTGCAAAAGCCCTCTACCCGCCCTCGTCGGCCACGCGCGTCGGGCTGCCCATCGATTCCGTTGAGGACTCCGTGGCCCTCGATTACCGTGTCGTCGACGTCCTCACTGCCCCGACTGGCCTCACCGACGGGGACACATGGGACATGCTTATCGTGGCTGCGCCGCACGATGGCATGCCGGCACTTATAGCGGCTGGGAAGTCACCGATGGATTTTTCTCAGAGCACAGCGCCCCCGAACTCCTACCAAAAAGGGGTGGATGTTTACGGGCCTCGTGTCTCCAAGGATGTCGTGGCTGCCCAGTATGTTGCGAACTCGCCGACGACGGTTGTGTCGAACCGCGTCCCGTCACACCTCCCACGTGGTTCGCGCCATTCGTACAAATCACTGACTGCGCATATGACGAGCAGCAGTTTGTATGACGGCGGTACGGTGTCGGCGGGGCAGGTCAGTGTGCAGTCAGCCTCACTAGGGCCTGGGTTCACCAATGACACGGACAGTGTTTTGGTGGTTGGCCAGGGCATAGCGTGCGCTCTGGGGTTCGATGTGCCGGTGACCGAGAACCTCCTCACCCGTATGTGCACTGGGTCTATGAGCGGCCCCGCGAAGGAAGGCGTGTTCATGCCGTTCCGCATGACCAACACCCAACACGAGTACTCGTCGGGTGGTGCGTTGGCGGGGCGGTGTTACTTCGACGCTGCACCTGCGCCCAGTCTGTACTGGCTCGACGCGTACGGGAACACGGAGGCGTATCTGACGACGTTCGTCCAGTACTGGGGCTGCACCGCCACCGGCCGCTCCACTCCTTGGTGGTCCCATTCCATCGCCTCGCGTACGCTGGCCCGCGGTTTGACGGGGCTGGCGAGCGCGGCAGACACCACCACGGGGACCATCATATTCCGAGGTCTCCATCCTCAGGCGTCGCTGCAGCTTACGACGCACATTGGGTTCGACCAGACGTTGCAACCACCGTCCTCCTTGGTGCCCATGCTCACACGCCGGCCGTACATCCAGCCTGCCGCGCTCGACGCGTATCTGCAGATTGCGCGGTTGTTGGATGATGCGTACCCCGCTAAGTACAACTCGCTGGCTCTGCTGGCCCCATTGGTTGTCAGCGCCATTAAGGCAGCGGCTCCCATGGTGAAGCAGATATTGCCCAGGGTTGCCAGCTTTGTGAGCAGTGCGGTGCCCGTGGTTAAGACGGTCGTCGATGCGGTTAGTGGTGGGGCCCCATCCGCGGCGACTGAGGAAGTCGCCGCGGCGGCCCGAAGAGGGTCGCGCAGGAAGCGCCAGGCTGTGGTCGAGGAGAAAGTTGTGTCTTTTCGACCGCGTCGCGCGGCTTCCATTGCCCGGAAGAGTGGTGGTGGCGGTGGGATCATACGACAGCGGTCGCGCAGTCGTAGCCAGTCCGCCGCCCGATCATCCTCCCGGAAGGGGCGCGGCTAGTTCCGTGTCTACGTGGCTCGAGTTGGACGAGCTGCTGGGCTGCACAGGCGGTGGTTCGCCGTGTAGCTCATTAAGCTGGGTTGATGCCGTAGTGCCGCGCAGGCCAGGGTCCCCAGCTTAGAAAACCCGAGAGGTACAACTCGTAAAAACACCCAAGATTGCCTCGGCGCGCGTATGCGCGTCTGGAGG